GCCATGTCTGCATCTCCACACTCAAGGATGTAGTTACTTCCCACTTCATAGTGGTATGAATCCTCATCCCAAAGGTTGTCAGGAATTAATTTGCTAACGTGGTTCATGCTCATTTCTCCTCTGGCTTTTCAACGCACCAAATCCTAAAGCCGCCCTCAATTTTTCTTGTGGTTATCTTGACGCCACGATGGGTCAGCATATTTCGAGCGTTATGAAACTCACGCTCAACAGCAAAGAAAATCGAGTCACCAGCCTCAAGCTGATTAGCGAGCCTGTCCCATTTGTTTTCTTTTCCTCTAAAGGCTTTAGGTATTGATATTCCTTTTTCAATTTTCATGACTCTCTCCTCACTGAGTAGATTTCAATTTTAGACATCGCTTACCTCCTTGGCAGAGTTGGGTTCGTTGCAGGCAGGGCAGATAAACCACCCAGTTCGATAGCCAATCATTACTTCGCGGTAATCAGCATCTTCATCAGGCCAGATGTTTTGCACCTTTTCGCCAGCCCAGTAGCGTAAGACATCTGAAATCTTGGGCTGAATGTTGTGATACATCCCGCATCCACAGCATTTAATGGTGATATCGGAAATAAGTGACCGAACAATCTGAATGGCAGGACTCATGACGCTCTCCTTACTGAGTAGATTTCAATGTCTGCGAAATGGGCAGGTTTGATGGCGAAGGAAACAACATCAGCTTCAGGATGTAGCTTGAGCAGCTTGGTGCCAATGTTGTTGGGGTGTGTGTCGGTGTGGATGAGGAACGGGAAGTCGAAGTGCATATCCTCTGGTGTGGTGTCGAGGATTTCACGGTGTGTTGTGTATCGAATTTCCATGTGCATCTCCTAGCGTGTTTACGATGTGCGTGTGTTGTCCCATCTCCAGTAGTCCCTTTGCCCCTCTGTGCCCTGTGTGTGTACTGGGTGTTGGGGTTGGTTTCGGAGATATAAAAAAAGGGGCCGAAGCCCCTGATGGTTACTACTTAGCCTTGGCGACTCCTTCTACGAAGTCATCAGTTTCTTGATCTTCCGCGTGTTTGCGGGGTGTGACTTTGAAAGACCACGCTGGTGCCTTGGGGTTAGAGCTGTGCACCGGCCAGGCCGCCAGATCGTATTCCTCACCATCGACGTTGATGAAGCCCGTTAGTTCTGGGCTGACGACCTTCTGCTCTCCGGTCTCTCTGTCGGTTCCGTAAGTGACGTACTGGTTATTCCAAGCGGCACCACGGTTGGTGTTGTCGTACTCTTTCTTCTTTAGTGCTTTCTTAGCCATGTCTAATCTCCTAGATATTTACGATTTAGCGACCGGATTGGCCGCACTTACGAGCCTCACCGTGACGTTCTGAAGTCACCCGAAGGGCGGCGTAAGCCGACCTTGCGTAACCTCAAGTGCAGCCTAGAACCAGCTGACTTGGGGCCAAAACAAAGGCGGTTCTAGGCGTTGATAAAAGGCGCAAGGTTTACTTCAGAACTCACTGTGAGATCGTTTAGTGCGCGGCCTTCCGGCTCGCTCAATCGATAAATATCAGGACGATTCGACATGGGTTAGAAACACTTAAGAAGACAGGGTGCCTACAACACCCCGTGGTGCCGGTTGGTTATAACCAGTTGGAACGTCGTAACCGACAGAGAGCCGGCTAAGAGCAGAGGGAGACAGGCCTGAACTTACGGATTCACAACGGCTATGGTGTGGAATCGCTAACGATCTTCTTTACGGTGGGCTGGACTGTGCAGACAGCTCTTACCTCAAGGTAGCTGCGTAGGCTCTTTCTGTCACAGCTCCAAACTCGGGGACGATCTAGAAACTGACACTTCGTAGATGGACGAGGCAAGGCATAAGTAGTCCATCAGGGGATTCGGCCAAGCTCTTTAGATCGGAGAATCCTGTGGCGATTAAAAGCCTAGTTGCTTGTATATCGGTGGTATGCAACAAGCTGAATGTACTCAGGAATTATATAAATGTCGTGAATGGTAGTGGCTATGAACTATTAATTGCGTAGGCTGTTAACTATTGGCTGTGGTTCCCCTCTGTTACTTCAGTGTCATTCACGCGCCTTCTTACGTAATCATCCGGCTAAAGCGTCTAGCAGCGCATACCGGAGGGAGGGGGTGTCTCGGGTGTTCCAGTAGGAGGTGCCACCCAGATATGCAAAAGGTAAATTTTGGAAAAAAGGGGAGGAAGAACCCCCCCAAAGTTATCTGTGCTTCTGAGGTAGCTAGATAACAACGTGCCTGGTTAAGAACAAGGTGGTATTTAAGCCTTGATGCAGAAGAATACTGCTCGGCTTGCTGGTTTCGGGTGGCTGAAACCATCTGAATGGGTTTGAGGGTACGGGAGTCAGACCCCAAAAGTCAAGTTTTTGACTAATTATTTGCTAATTTTTTTTATAGTGGTAATCTCTCTATTAACAAAAACAAATATGAGAACGTGCTATGAAAGAAGAAACTCGCGAAACCCTGCTTGCTGATGTGGAAGCCTATTTAGCTAAGGGGGGTAAGGTCACCAAGTGCCGCGACTGCTCCCCGAAAGAGGCTATGTACCGTAGTTTTAAGATATACAAGGATATGAACAATCCCAATAAGGTTTATCGCAAGCCCCCTAAGTCGAAGCACCATCTAGACTATGCCCCCGTGGTCTTCTCTGGGTACAATTCAGGGAAGAAATAGGGGTTGCAATCCCATAACTATGTGAAATAGACTGCCGCAAACTAGCAAATAGTTGCTAATTGCCTATGGCATACGATCTTGAAGCCGATGTAGCAAGAAGAAAGGCTAGAAAGAAGGAAATAGCTGATAGGAAGAAAGAAACTGGCAGGCATTTGATGTCTGCTAGAGAGCAAACTCGTCAGTTGCACGCCCTAAAAGCTGAGCTTCTCACTCATACCAAAGCAAAGCACTTTGTTAACAAGCTGTTTGATATAGCGATGGATGATGAGCATGACGGTCAGATGCAGGCCATGAAGATGGTGGCAGATCGTCTGCTTCCTAATGCTGGCTTTTCTATAGATTCTAAGAAGTCCACCGCTGTTCAGATCAACATCTCTGGCCTGCAAGTCTCCTCTATAGAAGAAAAGCCCGTGAAGCAAGAAGATGATGTGGTGAGCTTACAATGACGTACCCCAACGTAAACATTGGGGCACAGTAATGGCTAGCCTCGACCTTGCATTGCTCCCCTGGCAACAGACCGTGATGGAGGATGCCTCCCGCTTTAAGGTAATTGCTGCCGGCAGACGTACCGGGAAGTCCCATTTAGCCGCTATTTCTCTGATTCTCAATGCCCTCAATGAGAAGCCGGGCAAGACATTCTATGTAGCCCCAACTCAGGGGCAGGCACGGGACGTAATGTGGAGCACTATCTTTGATATTGCTGGCGACATTATCGAAAAGTCCCATGTCAACAACCTAGAGATCACCTTAGCTGGCGGCAATACTATTTACTTAAAGGGGGCCGACCGCCCAGATACCCTTCGCGGGGTTTCCTTAAAGCATCTGGTTATGGATGAGCTGGCTTTTATGAAGCCTGATGTCTGGGAGTCTATTCTCAGACCTGCGCTGGCTGATCGTAAGGGTTCAGCCATCTTTATTGGCACGCCAGAGGGTCGTAATCACTTCTATGACTTATTCATTGGTGGCAGGGAGTGGCCTGATTGGGCTTCTTTCCATTTCACCAGCTTTGATAACCCCTTGGTAGACAAGGCTGAGATAGAGCACGCCCGTCAAACACTGCCGTCGTTCTCTTTCCAGCAGGAGTTCATGGCTAGCTTTGATGCCAGAACCTCTGGATTCTTTGACCCCGACAACTTCCATTTCTATGAGGAGGCAAAACAGGAGGGGGACTATTACATCTCTATTGACCTGGCTGGATTTAAGCAGCAGGGGCAAAGGCGTGCCCGTAAAAGGGATAACTCCGCTATTGCCATTACCAAGGTCACGCCAGACGGCCATTGGTATGTAGAGGACATCGACTATGGGCAGTGGTCGCTGGACGAAACGGTTAACCATATCTTTGCAGCCGTTGAGAAATACCGCCCAAGACGGGTAGGGATAGAAAAAGGCATTGCACAGCAGGCAGTCATGTCGCCATTGCAGGACACAATGCGGAGAAAGTCCCGACTCTTTGTTATTGACCTCTTAACTCATGGCAATCAGAAAAAAACGGACAGGATTGCCTGGGCATTGGCTGGTCGATTTGAAAATGGCCTGATCCATTTGAAGAAAGGGCCGTGGAATGACCGGTTTATTGATGAAGCCGCAAACTTCCCCTCTGCTCTTGTACACGATGACCTGCTTGATGCGCTCTCATATTGCGATCAGATCGCGCAGATCGCTTATCTAGATGGCATTGAGCTAGATGATGAGTGGGAACCGCTAGACGACGCCGTGGGATTTTGATGAATGGCTAAATTTGAAGGCAAATACGAGAATCTTGAGCATATTGGCGTTGAACATGGCCTATGTGATTGGATTGAAACACTTACGTTGGAATGGCGGCATCATTACGAAGCCAATTACGACACTAAGCATCAAGAATATTATCGACTTTGGCGTGGACAGTGGGCTGAGCAGGACAAAACCCGCCAATCAGAGCGTAGTCGGATCATTGCCCCGGCTTTGCAGCAGGCTGTTGAGTCGGCAGTAGCAGAAATAGAGACAGCATCCTTCAGTCAGGCGTTCATGTTTGACATTGATGATGCTCAACAGACACCACCCCCACCCCCGCAGGGCCAACAGCCCCAGAATGGACCCCAGATGCCCATGCCGGGGATGGGTGGTGGCCCACAAACCCAGCCAACGTCAGCAGAGTCTCTTGCTGTACGCGACCAATTACATAAAGACATAGACAGAGCTAACTTCAGGGCCGCTATTGGTGAGATCCTGATTAACTCTGCTGTCTTTGGTACTGGTATTGGTGAGCTAGTCATTGAAGATAGCACTGAGTATGTGCCTAGCACCCAGCCATTGCAGGGTATGCCACAAGAGGCCAACCTTGTTGAGTATGGGGTAGAGGAAAAGAGCCGACCTATCATCAAGCTCAACCCTGTTCAGCCTAAAAACTTCCTTATTGACCCTAATGCCACCTGCATAAGCAGTGCTATGGGTGTTTGTATTGAAGAGTTTGTAGGGATACACGCTGTTGAACAGCTACAGGAGTCTGGCATCTACCGCAAAGTAGAGATTGGCACAGACCCCAGCGACCCTGACATTGATGCAGACGGTGAAATTACTGTTCAGCCCTTAAGAAAGGTAAGAGTTAAGCGGTATTACGGCTTGGTGCCTACTGACTTGCTTAGGGATGAGGGTGTTGCCTCTGATTCGCTGGAAGATGGTAAGTACACAGAAGCCGTTGTTGTTATTGGCAACGGAGAAATCCTCAAGGCGCAAGCCAATCCCTATATGTGCAAGGACCGGCCTATTTGCGCCTTCCCATGGGACGTAGTA